GCCTGAACATTACGCCTACCGGCTGCTCAAGGAGGAGCCGAACCCGGAGATCAGCGCCTCGACATTCATCGAGACATTGATGCAGTGGGCCAACCGCTGGGGCAACGCCTACGCGCTCATCGACTGGAACCGCGCCGGCCGGGCCCGGGCGCTGTGGCCGCTGGCGCCGCAGTGGATGCGCGTGCAGCGGCTCAACGGGCGTCTGGTCTACAGCTACGAGGACCGGTCGAGCCCGTGGGCCGGTGTGTATCCGGCCGAGGACATCATCCACATCAGGACGCTCGGCGACGACCTGGTCGGCTGGTCTCCGATCCGGCTGGCCCGGCAGTCGATCGGCACGGGCATGGCGGCCGCCCAGTTCGGGGCGAAGCTGTTCGCCAACGGCGCCAAGATCGGCGGCATCCTCCAGGTGCCCGGCCGGCTCAAGGACAGGCAGAAGTTCACCGAGGAGTTCAATACGGCCTACGGATCGGTCGAGAACGCCCACAAGACGCTGGTGATCGACGACGGAGCCAAGTGGGTGGCGACCACCATCCCGCCGGATGACGCGCAGTTTCTCGAGACGCGCAAGTTCCAGCGCTCGGAGATTGCCGCCATCTACCGCGTGCCGCCCCATCTGATCGGAGACCTGGAGCGGGCCACCTTCTCGAACATCGAGCACCAGTCGCTTGAATTCATCCAGTACTCGATGCTGCCCTGGATGACCCGGTTCGAGCAGGAGTTCAACAGGAAGCTGCTCGGCGACGGCTACTTCTGCCGGTTCCTGGTCGCCGCGCTGCTGCGGGGCGACATGAAGAGCCGCTACGAGGCCTACAACACGGGCCTGCGGGCGGGGTTTTTGAACCAGGACGAGGTGCGCGAGCTCGAGGAGATGAACCCGATCCCTGGCGGTGATGTGTACCGCGTGCAGGCCCAGATGGTGCCCCTGACGCAACTGGACGGAGGAGAGCAATGATTGTCGAACTGGCACAGCAGACGCGCGCGGCGCAGATCGCGCCGGCCACGGCGAACGAGGAACAGCGCACGATCGAAGTGGTCTGGTCGACGGGGGCGGCGGTGCGGCGCGCGGACTGGATGACAGGGAAGGTGTACGTGGAGGAGCTCTCCATGCAGCCTGGCCATGTGCGCCTCGGCCGTCTCAACAGCGGCGCTCCCCTGCTCAACACTCACGACCGCTTCGATCTGCGCGGCATCATCGGGGTGGTCGAGCGGGCGTGGCTCGCGGACGGAGAAGGCCGCGCGCTCGTGCGTTTCAGCCGGCGGCCGGAAGTGGATCCGGTCTGGCGCGATGTGCTCGACGGCGTAATCCGCAACGTGAGCATCGGCTACCGGGTGTACCGCTACGAGGAATTTCCCGGCGAGAAGCCGCCGCGGCTCCTCGCCACGGACTGGGAGCCGGAGGAGGTGAGCCTGGTGCCCGTCGGAGCGGACGCCGGCGCAGGCGTCCGCTCGGCGCAGCCGGCGGCGTGCGAAGTGTCGCTCGCCGAGGAGGAGAAGATCGACCCGCCCGCAACGCCTGGGCGGCCGTTGAGCCTGGTGCGGCGGCGCCTGGCTCTTGCAGAACGCGAATAGGAGGACGAATGAACACGAAGGAACTGAGGAGACAACGGGCCGCCCTGATCGAGCAGGCCCGGGCGATCCTGAACAGCGTGCCGGAAGGTCAGACCATGACGGGAGAACAGGAAGCGCAGTTCGACCGCATGATGGCCGACGCCGACCGCATGCTGAAAACCATTGAGGCGGCCGAGAAGGTCGAAAGCCTCTCGCAGGACCTCGAGCAGCCCGTCCGCGGCCAGGCCCGCGAGACGGCGGAGCGCAGCGAGCCGGAACTGTACCGCTCGGCCATCCTGCACTGGATCCGGGGCGGGATTGAGGCGCTGAGCCCGGAAGAGCGGGACGTGCTGAGCCAGTACCGCGCCCAGTCGGCGATCACCGGATCGGCCGGCGGCTTCACGGTGGCGCAGGACTTCTACCGCCGCCTCATCGACGCGATGAAGGAGTTCGGCGGCGTGGAGGCGGCTGGCGCCACGGTGCTGCAGACCTCCACCGGCGCCGACATGCCGATCCCGGCGGCGAATGACACGGCGCAGGTCGGCGAGATCGTCGCCGAGAACACGGCTGTGTCGGCGCAGGACATCGCTTTCGGCCAGGTCGTGCTGAAGGCGTACAAGTACAGCTCGAAGACGGTGCTCGTGCCGTTCGAGCTGATGCAGGACTCGGCGATCGACATCGAGGCCTACATCGCCCAGAAGCTGGGCGAGCGCATCGGCCGCATCACCAATCAGCACTTCACCACGGGCACGGGCACGAATCAGCCGCAGGGAGTCGTGCCGTTCTCGACCCTCGGCAAGACCGGCGCCAACGGCCAGACCACGTCCGTCACATACGACGACATCGTCGATCTCGAGCACGCGCTCGAGCCGGCCTATCGCCGCCGGGCCCGTTTCATGATGCATGACCAGACGCTCCGGGCCATCAAGAAGCTGAAGGACAGCCAGGGCCGTCCGCTCTGGCTCCCGGGTCTGGCCGTGCGCGAGCCTGACACCATCCTCGGCTACCCGTACGTCATCAACCAGGACATGCCCCAGATGGGGGCCAGCGCGAAGTCGATCCTCTTCGGCGACTTCTCGAACTACTTCATCCGGCGCGTGATGGACCTCACACTTTTCCGGATCACGGACAAGTACGTCGAGACCGGCCAGGTCGGCTTCCTCGCATTCATGCGCACCGATGGCCGCGGCGTCAACGCCGGCGTCGCTCCAGTCGTCCACTATGCCAACAGCGCCACCTGATCATCCTGATCGGGAGACTGCTGCCAGCCAGGGGGCGGCCTCAGGGCCGCCCCCGCTTTCTGGGAGGACATCATGCAGGTGCGAGTTCTCGTGAGCATCGCCTCGGCCGAGTGGTCGTACGTCCCTGGACAGATCGTCGAGATGGACGAGGGAATAGCCCGGACGTGGATCGGCAGCGGACTTGCCGAGTCGGCAGAGCCGGCGGGCGAGGCCGAGCCCGAACCAGAAACTGTTCACGCATCGCGTAAACAGAAACGGAAATGATCCTGCGAGTGCTGGATCCGCCGCAGCAGGAGCCTCTGACGCTCGCGGAGGCGAAAGTGTTCCTGCGAGTGGACCATGACGCCGACGACGTCGAGATCGAGGCGATGATCCGCGCGGCGCGCGAGCAGGCGGAGCTGTATCAGGGACGGGAGGTCGCGCGCAAGCGGCTGGAGATGCTCCTCGACGGCTGGCCGCGGCGAGGGCCAATCCTGACCCCGGCGCCGCTCGTCCAGGTGGAGGACATCCGGTACAGGCTCGCGGACGGAACCTGGATGACCTGGCCGGCGACCGAATACCTGGTCGCGGCCGACGCGGAGCCCGGCGAGATTCACCCGCGCGCCGGATGGCCGGGCGACGCTCTGTGGCCTGCTGGCGCAGTGTCCGTGCGGATGGTCTGCGGCTGGCTGCCTGACGACGTGCCGGAGCACATCAGGCAGGGAATGAAGCTCCTGATCACGAGCTGGTACGAGCACCGTACGGGCTACCGATTAGGGAACATCCTCACGGAAGTCCCTGTCGGCATCACCGCGCTTCTCAGCGCGAACCGGCTGGTGAGATTCTGATGGCGATCGAGCCTGGAGCGCTGCGGCACAGGATTGTGATCGAGGAGAACGCGCCGGCCCGAACTCCCACGGGAGCCCTTGCGCCGAACTGGACGCCGGTGGCGGAACGGTGGGCGGCCATCGAGCCCCAATCCGGCCGCGAGTTTGTGGCCGCCCGGCAGGTGCATTCAGAACTTACGCACATCATTACGGTCCGCGGGCCGCTGAACGTGCGGCCGGACATGCGAGTCCGGCTCGGGCAGCGGATCCTCGACATCATTGCCGTGATGGACGTCGAGGAGCGCCATGTCGAGATCCGCCTGCTGTGCAAGGAGGGCAAGGGCGCGTGAAGACGATCGACGGGATGGAGGAGTTGAAAGCGAAGCTCGGCCGGCTGACACAGTCGCTCTACAGCGAGGAGGCGGTGACCGTCTACCTGACCGCCGCCCGGAAGATCCGCGACGAGGCCCGGCGCCAGGCGCCGGTCTCGCGGTGGCCCATCATCTCGCTCTGGCGCGGCTCCCGCGGCGCCAGCATATCTCGGCGCGAGCGCGGCTCGTTGCGGAAGTCCATTGTCGCTTACGCGTTCAGGAGTCAGGCCGGGAAAGGCGTCGGTCCCGGAGCGGCGGCGCAGGTCAACGTGCGCTGGGGCCTCCAGCGGGCGCCGCACGCACACCTGGTGGCATTCGGCACTGGCACGCGGACGGCGAAGTCGGGAAAGGTGATGATGTTCCCGGCGCTGGGAGGCCAGGGATGGATCGCGGCGAAGCGCGTGGGGCCCACGCCTCCCAATCCCTTTTTCCGGCGCGCCGTCGAGCGCGCCGGCCCCGTGGCGCTTGATGCGGCTCGCGACCGCATTGCGAAGATCCTGGAGGGCACGGCCCAGAAATGACCATTGCGGCGAGCCTCTACGCCCATCTGACCGCCCATCCGGCCGTAGCCGCCCTCGCGAACGATCGCGTGTACCCGGTTCTCGCGCCGCAACGGGATCCGAATGCGCCTCTCGCGCCGACTCTGGTCTTCCGCCTGGCCGCCAGGCGCGATGCGCTGGTGCTGAATGGGCCGCTGACGTTGGCGACGACCGAGTGGGAAATCGCGGCTCTCGCGGCTGATTACGACACCGCTCACGAGCTGGCTGAGGCCGTGATCGGCGCTCTGAACTACTTCAAAGGGCAGATGGGAGGAGGTGTGCAGGTCGAGGCCTGCACGCTTCAGGATGCAGCGGACTTCGACGAGACGGACCTCGGGTTCTTCGCGGTCCTGCTGCGGTTCGAGATTCAGTTCAAGTAACGAGGAGGAACGATGCCTTACAGCGCATTCGCCGTGCAGGGCACGGCGCTGCAAGTCAAGATCGGGGCTGCTTTCGTGGCCGTTCCGGGCGTCGAAGGCCTGTCTGGGCCCACGGGCACGAAGCAGCAGATTGAAGTGACAGCCATGAACGACACCGCGGCGAAGTTCGTGGCGGGCCTGCCGGACTACGGCGAGGTAACTTTCCGTCTGTACTGGGATCCGTCTGACTCGGCCCACCAGCATCTGTTGACGAGCTATCAGACCCCGAACTCGACGGACGAGTTCAAACTGGTCTGCAGCGATGCCGGAGCGGCCGAAGTCCTGTTCAACGGCCAGGTGACTGGCTGGCAGTGGTCTTTCGAGAAGGGACAGGCAGCCAGCGTCGAAGTCACCATCAAAGTCAGCGGCAACGTGACGGTAACCCCGTAAACCATGTCGAATCCGAATCTACTCCGCAAAGAGCATTTCGTCGAGATTGGCGGCCGGCGCCTGCCTCTGCGCTTCGAGCACCGGGACTTCGCGCGCGCCGAAGGCCGGCTCGGCATGGCGCTGCTCGGCCCGCCGGCGGCCGAGTTCTGGGCCAAGGCCGGGCCTGCGTATCAGACTGGAGTGCTTCTCTTCGTCGGCCTGTTGCACGCACTGCCGCAGCTCACGCTCGAGCAGGCACAGGACATGATCACGTTCGAGAACGCGGCCGAGATCGAACAGGCGGTCTTCGAGGCGTTTTCGGACGCGCTCCGCGTGCCTGGCCAGAGCGGCGAGAAGGAGGCTGCGGCCGATGGCCCTTTAGCAGGGACGACTACTGGCTCGGAATCTGGGCCATTGCCAGGGTCGACCTCGGGATCCCAGATCGAGATTTCTGGCGGATGACACCGCGCGAGTTCTGGGCGCTGGTTGACCGCGCCCAGGCTCAGGAGCGGCTGGCTGACGTGCGGGCCGGCATGATGCCCTGGCTCTACTGGAACGCTCATCGGGGAAAGACCCCGGAGAAGCCGCTCGAGGAGTTTCTGCCTACCCTCTGGGGCCGCCGCCGGCGCGGCATGAGCGGGGCCGAGATCCTCGCGCGGTTCCGGGCGCTGAAGAATGGCACGGCTCAGTGAACTGATCGTCAAGATCACCTCCGACACGGCGCAGTTTTCGCGCGGCGTGCGCGAAGTGTCGGTCGAGATGCAGCGGCTCAGCTCGGTAAGCGACAATGCTGTGCGCGGCATTCGTACGGCGTTCGAGCGAATCGGCTCCCTCGGGACCAGGCTGACGATCGGAGTCAGCGCGCCGCTGGCTGCGCTGGGCGTGGCCGCGGTGAAGGCCGACGCCGATCTGGAAGCCCTGCGCATGGGACTGATCGCCGTCAGCGGCAGCGCCGCCGCGGCGGACAAGCAGCTCGCGCGGCTGGCCGAGGTGGCGAAGCTGCCGGGACTCGGCTTCCGCGAGGCCATCCAGGGCTCGGTGAATCTCCAGGCCGCCGGTTTCTCGGCTCAATTGGCAGAGCGTTCTCTGAAGGCTTTTGGCAACGCTCTGGCCACCGTCGGCAGAGGCAAAGCCGATCTGGACGGCGTCATTCTCGCCCTCACCCAGATCCAGTCCAAAGGGAAGATCTCCGCGCAGGAGATCAACCAGCTCGGCGAACGCCTGCCGCAGATCCGCGCTGCGATGAAGGCCGCGTTCGGCACGGCCGATACGGAAGCGCTCCAGAAGATGGGCATCTCGACGCAGGAGTTCATCGAGCGGATCGTGGCGGAGTTCGAGAAACTGCCGCCGGTGACCGGCGGCGTCAAGAACGCGTTCGAGAACATCCGCGACGCGGCCGAGCGCGCGATGGCGGAATTCGGCGCCGCGCTGCGGCCGGGCACGGAACTGGTGACGAAATTCGCTGAGGCCGCTGTTTCCAAGCTGGCGGACATGGCGAAGGGATTCCGCGAGCTGCCGCCGGCCATCCAGGCCACGGCTGTGGCTCTTGGGGGGCTCGCAGTGGCCGCCGGTCCGGCGCTGGCTGCGATTGGCCAGATCGGGCTGGGGATCACGGGCATCGCCACAGCAATTCCGGTCATAAAAGCGATGACCGTGGCTGTCGGCGCTGGCACTTTGGCTCTTGGCCAGTTTGCAGGAGCACTGATTTCGCAGGTCGTTCCGGCGGCAGGATCGGCCACCGTGGCGCTGAAGGCACTCGGAGGCGCGGCTCTTCTGACAGCTACGGCCCTCGCGGCTGTGCAGGCGGCCGCCGGAGTCGTCCAGTTGGTCTCGGCATCCAGACAACTGCGCGACGCGCAGCAACAGGCGCGCGAGGCCACCGAGCAGCAGAACCACAGCATTGAGATTCTCCGGATCAAACTCCATCAGGCTGGCATCTCGACAGCGGAACTCGACCAGGCTTACCGACGCGCTGAAATCTCGATCGCCCAGTACGCCCGCGGCCTGATACAACTGGCGACGGCCCACAAGGCGACGCATCAGGCGGCAGACGAGACCAGGCGGCAGACCATGGACCTCGCCGAGGCCTTCCGCGTGCTGGGAGTCGACAGCACCGAGACGCTCACGAAGCGCTACCAGCAGGCTCGTGAGGCGCTGGCTGCGGTTGAGCAGGCATACCGCGAAGGCAAGGCCTCCGCCATGGATCTGGCCCGCGCGCAGGAGGCCGTGCGGCAGGCCTTCGAAGCCGTGCACAAGCCAATCAAAGCGGTCCGTGAGGAGCTTGGCAAAATCCAGGGGCCAGAAAATGTGGGCACAGTGCTGCGCGACATGGTCTCCGAAATCGCCGGCGGCGCCCAAGCCAAGGAGGCCGAGCAGAGGCTCAGGTCGATTGCCGAGATTCTCTCGCTGCGCGGGTTCGAGCCGGACAGGTTCCCCTGGTACGTGGCCAAAGCCGGACAGGCTGCGGAGCAATCAGGCATCGCCGCGCAAATAGCCGGGCGGTTCTACCAGAGGATGTGGGAGGAGATCGGCAACCAGCAGGCTGCCGCGCGCGCTGAACAGCAACTCAAGCAGTTGGCCTGGGCTCTGGGGATCAACGTCGAGCAGTACAAGAAGCTGCAGGAGGCGAAGAAGCGGCTCGGGTTTGATGGCGAGAAGGACATCCATCAGATGGCCGCCGACGTGGCCACACTGAAGTCTAGCAACGCGCCGGTCTATCAGCAGCGAAAGGCCGAGCTGGAATTGTTGCTCGAGAAGCGCCGTCAGAACATTGCCCTCACGCAAGAAGAGGCTGCGCAGTTGCAAAGGCTCCAGAAGTGGCAGCGTGATCTCAGCCGTGAGCAAGTCAGTTTTTGGGAGCAGGCCAAGCAGCGGCTTGGCGCGATCTTTCAGGACACGGCAAAGGACATCACGGACTTGATCTTCAAAGGCGGGAAGTTCAAGGACGTGATGGTGGACAGCCTGGAGCAGATCGGGAAAGCTTTGACACGGCTCGCCATCGAGAAGACCTTTGCGGCGATGGGCCGCGAAATCGCGGGTATCGTAGCGAAGATTCCCGGTCTCGCCAAGATCGGATCGATTTTCGGTCTGGGCGGCAGCGCCGCGGCCACAGCGGGCACGGCAGCGTCCGCGGCAGCGTCCACGGCGGCAGCCGCCGGGCAGGTGGCCAGTCAGACCGCGGGTACAGTCGGGAAAGTGATCGGCTCCTCGTTTACCGCGCTGGCCGGCGTGGTCACGGGGGCCATCAGCGCCGTCACTGGAGTGATTTCGGTCTTCCAGAATGCGAGGCAGGAGGGCTCGCTCAACGCGATCGAATGGAACACGCGCAAGAGCTCGCTGCATCTGGAGCACATCATTCACCGCATCAACGCGGGCCTGCCAGGATTCGGAGACGTTCAGGCCCGCATCGTGGAGGTGCGGGACGTTCTGATTGGGTGGGACGAGTACATCACCGGAGGCCTGAAGCTGGCGGGCGGCGGGGGCAACATCACGATCAACATGGACGGCGCCAATTTCATCGGATTCCGGGATCTGGATGCGTTCCTGGACGAGCTGGTGCGCCGTCTCAAGCAGCGAGGCTTGTAACGGTGATTCACCCAGCCGCGTCCATCAGGCCGGAGGCCGGCATGAAGCTGATCACTCTGGCTCTATTCTGCATGACGCTGCTGGCCGAGGAATCGATGCGCCTGCCGCTGTCCTGCGGGCAAGTCGACTGGCCGTCCCATGAAGCGATGAGCGCCCTGGGCTTCGACGTCCAGCCGAGCGGCGGCGGTGCGACCATGGTGTACGCCCACGCCTACCGCACGCGCGACTGGAACCAGGTCTGGCGGCAGGTGAAGAAGCCGGCCGAGACCAACTCCGGCCTTTTCGGCTACGTCGCAGGCCTGCGGCCGCGGTTCGCCGAGCTGATTCTGTCTGACATCAACGTCAACTGGCGCACCGGAGAACAGCACTGCGAGGTGCGGTTGGCAGTCGACTACAACGGATACCGGCGCGGGCTCTTCACAGAAGGGCCGGAGCGGTTCCGCAGCACGGGAGAGCTGGAGCGGAAGATCCTGGAACTGATCCGGCTGCAGGTCTGGGCGAAAGGACTTCTGGCGGAGAAATAGCTCCGGAGACACTCGACATTGTTCAGCCCGCCGGGCTTCGGCCCGCAGCGGGCTTTTTCGTTATGGCGTTCTCACTTCTGATCGGCGGCGGACCCTACAACTGGAAGCAGGGCACCTTGAACATCGTCGAAACCCTCGGAGGCCGGTCGACGTGCGAGTTCTCGATCGACAACCCGGACGGCTCAATCACGGCGCCGCAGGTTGGGCAGAGCGTGCTCGTGAAGGATGGCGCCTACACGATTTTCGCCGGCAGCATCGAGACGGTGGAAGCCGTGCGATATCCGGGGACTTTCGCCGGCCTGTGGAGGGTGTCCTGCGTCGACCACCATCGCATCCTGGACCGGAGGATCACCGGGCAGAAAAGCTGGCAGGCGACACGGGCAGGCGCGATCGTCATCGAGATCTGCACGACCTACCTGGGCGGAGAGGCTGTCGGGATTGACTTCATCCAGCAGGGCCCGGTCGTCGAGCGCTTCGAGATCGACCATGCCACTATCGCCGAGGCCCTCCAGCAACTCGCCGAAGTTGCAGGCATGGTCTGGTACATCGACTACGGACGCCAGTTACGCTTCTTCGCGCCCAATTCCTATGCATGCCCGTTCGAACTGGATCCAGACAGCACCAACTTTGAAGATCTCGTGCTGCGCTCGACACGCGAGCAGTACGCCAACAGGATCATCGCCAAGATCGGCCAGTTCGTCCGCGATCCGCAGATGGCTCGATTCGATGCGCAAGGCCGAACTGGCGAAGGAGAAGACCCGCTCGACTGGATGAAGCCGGACGGAACGAGGAAGCGCTGGGCAGTGACTTTCCCAGTACATGCCTCGCCCACGGTCCGCGTGAACGGAGTGTCGCGCACAGTGGGACCATACGGCGACGATGCCGCGGAGTTCTACTGGCAGACCGGGAGCAGAGAAATCGGCCAATCAGACAACTCTGCAGCTCTCGCCCCCGGAGACGTGCTGGAGATCACATACATCGGCTTGTCGTCCGAAGTGCTCACTGTGGAAAACACGGGCGAAATCAGCCGCCGCGCCTCGATCGAACAACATACTGGCATCTACGAAAAGCTGATCGACACATCCCAGGAGATGACCCGTGCGGACGCCAGGCAGTATGCACAGGCGGCGCTTGACAAGCTTGACAGCCTCAGCGCGGTGGCTGTGATCGACACCAATACTGTCATCGAGCCGCTCGCCTCGACAGCCCGGGTGGGGCAGTTCATTCACGTCGACGTCGATGGCTACCGTCTTGAGTGGAAGCAGGTCGCCGCGGTCGAATATGGAGCGCCGTCGGTCATCACCATTCCTGGCCACGGCCTCATGGACGGCGCGCGCATCCGGCTCCACCAGGTACCTGGCCTGAATGGATCCTGGAGCGTGCAGGTGGTCGATTCGGACAAGGTTCGCCTTGTCGGATCGAATGCCTCCGGCTCATACAATGGCGGCGGATATGCGTACCCGCTGACGTATCTGATCCGTCAGATTCGCACTGCTGACGTGGCCGGTCAGCTATCTGTCCAGTTGGAATGCGTGACGGGGCCGGCCACTGATGACGCGGCCAGCTTCTTCCGTGACCTCGCAGCTGCGCAAGGCATCCCGCCATCGTCGCCGAGGCCATCGGAAGGCGGATCCGGCGGCGTCCCAACAGGCCCCTTGGACCCGCTTTCCATCACGTCTGCCGCTGTCGAGTATCGGCAGAACGAAGGCGGCTGGAGCTATCGGCTGGCTGTGAATCTCTCAGGCTCGGCGTTGGGTCAGGAGCACTACGGCGGGGCTGACGTGCATGTGCGTTTTGCGTCAGAAACCGTACCGAGCGATTGGGCCACGCTGCGCAGGATCGGAGAGCATCGCCCTGGCGATCCAACCACGATTCACAGTCCATGGTGGCCTATAACGCCAGGCTCATCGACGCAATTCTGGCTTCGGGCAGCGGTGCGCGACCGAGCCGGCGGAAACCGCGCCTGGGGCACGATCGCCGGGCCCTACGCATTGCATCTGCCTTTGGGAGATGCCGTGCCCGGCGTCGGGCACAACTGGAACTTCACGGCGCAACTCAGCGGCTACTGGGATGACGGAAACGGTATCCGCTACGGCAAACTGGATCTGAGTTGGACGCCGCTGACGATTCCGGGCGTGGTGTACGGCATCTACGAGTATCGCTCGCCGGAGTCTGAGCCGCCACCGTACTCGCTTTACAAGCCGACTGAGGCGAACACGACCGAGGGCTCGGTGACGCTCTGGGTGCCGCCTCCGACAGGCGAGGGGGAGTACATTCACCTTGCGCTCGTGGCTCAGCTACCAGCGGATGGCGTCTGGCTCAAGCCGTCGGATTACAACACCGGACAACTGCCGGTGGCGAGCGTCTGGCTTCCGCGGGCTGGTTTGAGCGACCAGGTTTACAACTGGCAGGTCACCGTAGAAACAGACCAGTCGCAGGAGGTGCCGCGCGCCCGCTTTGTGTTCTCGTTCTCGCCGCCGTCTGACCCGGACTTCCACCACATCCACGTTTACCGGCGGCCCGCCAACTCGGCCGGTCAGCCGATTGCTGACTGGCTGCCTGACAGGGTCGCGGCGATCATGACCGGCGGGCCGGGCGGCTGGTGGCCGCTGCCAAGCCAGCCCGAATACTGGTTGTTCAAAGCAGTCGCCTGCAATTCACTCGGGCAGGAGAATCCGGTCAACCCGCCGACGGTCTTCGTATCTGTGCCTGTCTCCGGCGGTGTGACAATGACGCGCGCCAAACCCGGCTCCGTCACTGGACCGATGGCTGTAGACGGTCAAGGCCGGATCACCACAGCTCCGGACCGCGATGTGCCAGTGATTGCCGCCACACAACCGGGAGCCTCGTGGCTCGGATCGAGAGTCGTGTATTGGTCCGGCCAGCTCTGGACATGGAACGGCTCAGCCTACCAGCCGGATGCGAATGCGGCTCAAATCAAGAGCCAGCTTCAGCAGAACGGCCTGACGGCGGCGGAGTTTGCCACGAGTTTCGCGCCAGTGCGCGTCCTCAATTACGTGCCGTCCAATTACCAGGGCGATTTCATTGTCAATACGAGCGACCGCAGGCTGTATCGCTGGAACGGGTCGGCCTACGTCCGTCCGATGCCTAGCTCCGACATCAAGGCAGAGCTGGCCGTGGACAAGCTCACGGCAAACGAAATCGCGGCCGGCACGATCGTAGCCGGTCTGATCGCCGCCGGCGCGATCAACACGTCCCACTTGGCGGGGAATCAGATCAGCATCGGCCCATACGCTGGGCAGCCCCCGCGCTTGATCATCACAGACAGCTTCGGGGGGATCATCGGAGCGATCGGGGAGTTCACGCAGGGAAGCCAATCGTTCACCGGATTGTGGGCCGTAAACGGCCGTTTTGGCGGGACGTTCACGAGCCCCATTATTTCCTTGACCAGCGCAGGGGCGCAGATCAACAACGCGTCCATCCAGGTGGACTCGGTGCCGTATAACAGCCGGATCAAGATTAATCCGACGGAAGGCCTGTACGTAGGAGCCATCCAGGGCAATTTCGCAACTCAGGTGAGTTCTTACGAGGTCGCGGTTTCCGGAATATCTGGCGGGTTTGGAAGCCTTGGGTGGCAGAAGCTCATACTGAACAGGATCCAGTCTAACGCCCGGGCGGAGCTGACGGTCACCGAGCCGCTCGGCGATCCGCATGGCGCACGGCTGATCCTGAAAGCCGACACGAACAAGACCATAAAGATCGAAGCGACGGCATACGGCTGCGAATTTCAGTGCAGTTCGCCGCATACGACCGTCGATCTGGGCCCGAACTCGCTTCTGGATGTCGTGGACGCCTACATCGAAAAGGTCGTCGTTCTGGATCACATGCGGTTCGCGAACACGGTCTGGGAGTCCATTCCGCTCGGAGGGGTCACGAGCAACCGCTGGATTCCGGCGCACGACGCCAATGGCAACTTCATCGGGAAGATCCCGCTCATTTAGGAGGACACATGGTTCACTCGTTTTCGGACCACGAACGACAATTCATCAGGGCGCTGGTGCTCCGCCACTCCCAGGCCAGGGAAGAGATGGCGCGCGCCGAGGTAGCCATCCAGTCCGCCATCAGCACACTGTGCGCAGCGCACGAACTGGAGGGCGCATGGAGGTTGGCTGACGATCTCAGCGGCCTTGTGATGGTGCAGCCGCAGATGAACGAGGGAGAGGCCACCGCGAACGTTCAGATCGACGCCGGGAGGAAATGATGGCTGTCAGCACGACCGCCAAGAACATGATGATTGACGCCCTGCTGCAGGGCTCGCAGATCTACATTTCCCTCCACACGGCCGATCCAGTCACGGCTGGATCGAATGAGGTGAGCGGCGGCAGTTACAGCCGGGCAGCCGCCAGTTTTCCTGCCGCGTCAAACGGTCAAAGCAGCAACTCGGCGTCAGTTGTGTGGACTGATCTGCCTCCCACAACCATCACTCATTGCGGGTGGTGGCGCGGCAGCACGTTTCTCTTTGGCGCCCCGTTGACGCAGGCGCGAACGCTATCTGCTGGGGACGGGTTCTTCTTTCGGCCCAACACGCTGCTTGTACAGGTGCCCTGATGGTGTTGCTGGCTGGCTCGATTGCATATCCCGCATGGCGCTCTTTGACGGGCCTGTGGAGAGGTTACGCACAATCGTGGCGCGCCTTGACGGTTCCATTCGCCATCGCAGCTCTGACAATTGGCACCGGAGCGGCAGAAATTGCGTCAGCGGGTGATGCCGAGACGATTTCTGTCGGCCTGACCATCGTTGAGCCATCTGGCGGACGGATAATTCCGGCTGCGGGGATCTATCGCGGGCGTGAGATGACAGGCCGCTGGCGCGACTACCCAACACCCTGGAGAGCGCTGCTCCGATCCGGAGTCCTCGCACTCGGCACCCCTGCCGGCCCTGCAGACGCGAACTTGGCCTTCGGCAGCGGTGCGGCGCCAACATTCTTGCTTGGATCTTCCGCACTTGGAAATCTGTCGGCTGGAGGCGGCAGCCCCATTCAGCTTGCATTATTGGTCGAGTGCGGAGCGGGAGGTGTGTATCGGCTCTCGAATCTGCCTCCGGCGGCACTTTCTCGAGGGAGGATGACATGGCGAACCTGACCATGTTGACGCTCGACGATCCAGTCGATGAGAGCCTCTTCACGATCAACGGGAATTTCACGGCGCTGAACGATGAGCTTGCTACCAAGGCTCCTCAGAACCATGACCACGATAGCAGCGTCATCGTCAGCGGGGTCTTCTCTCCGGCGAGGCTCGGCAGCGGCACGCCCGACAGTACGACATTCCTACGCGGCGACGGTGCATGGGTATTTGTCCAGCCGTCCCAGTGGGTGAGCGGGACAGCCGGCGCAATCTACTATAGCGGCGGGAAAGTCGGATTGGGGAATGACTCGCCAGAGGAACTCCTCCACCTTGCCGCGTCTATCTGGACGAGAATGCTGGTGGAAGCCAGCGCCGACCAACTTTTCAACTCGGCCGAAATGGTCCTAAAAGCATGGTCGGGATCGAGCATATGCAGCGGCGGCATCCTGCGTGGCTACAGCGCGCGGGGGACCAAAGCAAATCCAGCGGCCACGCAGGCGCAGGACAGGCTTCTTCAGTTGGCGGCATATGGCCATGCCGGGTCGGGTGTTTTACTTGGCGGCCAGCTCCGCTTCATTGCCGGATCAACTTGGTCCAGCTCGAACGGGCAAACCGATGTTCACATCGATCTCAACGGCCCGAATCAGACTGGCATATCGACAAAGTTCCGCTTCGAAGGAGTGGGTGCGTTTACGATGTTCCAAGCGTCGGAGACGCCAGCGTCTCCCGGGGCCAGTAACGAGGCGAAGCTTTACATAAAGGGAAGCAAGCTGGTTATCCAGTTCAACGACGCCGGCACCGTCCGCTACAAGTGGCTGGACCTGACCGGTACGGGAACGACGTGGCAGCACAGCACTTCAGCGCCGTGAGTATGAGTTCGAGGAGGAAGACGGAATGGCAAAGATCACCATCACGTTCCACGAGGAAAGCCAGCAGCCTTCCGTGATCGAGATCCCCGAGGAAATCGCGGCGGTGCTGGATCAACATGTGACCTACCTGCAGGCCGAAGGCCAGCCGGTGCTGGGAAAGACGGACCTCTTCATCCGCATGACCTGGTCTAACTGGCTGCGGCCGGTGCTGGAACGCCAAGGGCTGACCGTGCGCCAGCTGGCCGGCGAGGCCGGCCAGCTGGCAGCCGAACTGGAGGCGCAGCTGGCCCAGGCCAAGGCTGCCGAGGAAATGGCAGCAGTGCGAGCGGTCGTGCAGCTTGTTGAGGAGGCTTGATGAGCGACAGGATGCTTATTAACGCGATGGCCGAAGCTATGGCCGCAAAGGAAGGCTTCTATGTCACCGAGGAGCAGGCCCGGCGGCGCGGAATCAAGTGGCCGACCATCGCGCAGAAGTGCTGCAACCCCGGAAACATCCGGGTGTGGCAGGACGCCCAGGGGCGCTGGTATCCGACTACCGGCGGGCTCGGGGCGGACGGGCGACCTCGCGGGTATGTGGACTTCGTGGCGTGGGCGCGTCAGAAGTTTGGCGACCTGCCGGAAGCGGAACTGAGGCAGCGCGCGCTTGAGGAGGGGTGGCGCAAGCTGAAACGCCAGATCGAGATTTATCTGAGCGGGCGGCATACCGAGGGGAAGCGCCCGACTCCGCTCCAGATGTTCCAGATATACGCACCAGCAAGCGACGGCAATGATCCGGCGGCGTATGCCCGCTTCGTGGCCGGGCGGCTCGGGATCCCGGTGGACCAACCATTTCCAATGAACTGGGGAGGACATGATGGATGACACAGTCCAGATGGGGCCACGCCAAAGCCTCATTGTGCACCTGCGCAACTGGTCGGCCATTGCTGCGCTTGCGGCTCTCTCATGGCTAGCCGTTGAGGCGGCACTTGCAGCGCGCGCCGTGGCTTCCGCGGCCCGTACGACCGAGGCCGCTGCAGCCTGGCTGCCGGTACTCGTGGATCGGCGGGCCGGTGAGATCATTGCACGCGCGGATGCTCGCGCGGTATCTCTCGAGCGAACGGCGGCGGCCCGGATCGAGTCGCTCGAACGCACGGCTGATGAGCGTCTCGCGAGCGTCGAGGCGCGGCTCGATGCGCGGCTCGGCCAGGTGATTGCTGTGACCGATAGACGGCTCGGGGAGACAACGGCCTCGGTGGCTCAACTGGTGAGCCAATCGACGACCACAATGGCGGCCGCCGATGGCCTGATCCGGCGGGCCGACGGAACGTTGGCATCATGGCACGGTGCCGTGTATCCGTGGTTTGACTGCGGAACTGGCGTGATGGGCGAGGGGCGGCCATGCCTCCAATACGAGTTCTGGTGGATGGCACGCAAGGCAAACCTGACGCTATCGTCCGTGACATTGGCTGCTGAGACGACCAGCGAAACGCTCCGACGTTATGGTCCGACCACGGCGAAGAGCGTGGACGGCATCGCCGCCAGCCTGGACCGCATGGGGAAGTGGTACACGAGCAAGCGACGGTTGTTTGTTGAGGGCGGCTTGACGCTGGCCGGCGCGGCTGTCCGTGGAGGGCTTTGATCTTGTGGAGGTGTTTGTGCAGAAGTTGATTCAGGTGTTGACGATGCTTCCTGCTCTGATCCAGGCGATCCGGGCAGCGGAAGATGCTATCCCCTTGCCGAAGGCAGGCAAAGAGAAGCTGGAGCTGATCCTGGGTGTCATCGACGATGTCGTTGGCGCGGCGGACGACTTGAAGCCCACTGTGGCCCGAGTGGTCAGCCGCGTCGTTACGACTTTCAATACCCTGGGGCTGTTCCGGCCTTCTGGCGCCTAACCGGCTTCACTCTTTGGATCACCTGGTGCAACAACTGAATCTCTAGTGTCGTAGTGTGGAATGCCCGTTTGTTGCACCAGGTGAACCGACAGTTTTTCGCGCGTTTTTACCAATATCCACAGAGTTTCTCCCACGCGTGCACAGGATGTGACTGTAAAAATCGAGCAGCGCTTCCTATTGGGCACGTTTCTCCCACGCGTGCACAGGATGTGACGCTGGACGTGGGAGACATCGCCAATCTGGAAGCCGCCCTCGACGGGAAGGCGCCGCTGGTTCACGACCATGACAGCCGCTATCCCCGCCTCGACAGCGCCTACGTCAACCCATCTTGGATTTCGTCCCTCGCCTGGTCCAAGATCACAGGGCTTTCAGGAGCCCCGGACGGCACGAAATTCCTGCGGGATGACGGAAGCTGGCAGACCATCAGCGCCACCGCGACTTGGGGCGCGATCACTGGCACACTGAGCAATCAGACGGACCTACAGGCGTCTCTCAATGGGAAGGCGGCGGTCTCGCACAATCATCCGCTCTCCGATCTGAGCCAGTCCGGGGCCATCGCAGGCCAGGTCATCAAGTGGAACGGATCCGCATGGATCGCGGCGCCGGATGAGACTGGCGGTACGCCGACATGGGGAACCATCACCGGGACGCTCAGCAATCAGACGGATCTTCAAACTGCTCTCGACGGGAAAGCATCGCTGTCTCACACCCATGACGCCTCACAAATCGCCAGCGGGACGATCGCTTCTGCCCGTCTCGGATCTGGAACGGCCACCTCTGGTACGTTCCTGCGTGGCGATCAGCAGTGGGCTGCTGTGGATTGGGCAGACGTGACAAGCAAACCTACATCCTTTCCGTCGGCGGCCCATACCCACAGCGCCGCCGACATCACGAGCGGCACACTCGATCCTCAGCGCCTCCCGAGGCTGAAACACGTCGAGGATGTGACGAGTCAGACCTCCGTCAGCGTGACCGCTGCGACCCACCAGCTTGGGGTCGGTCCAATTCAGGTTACGTGCTTCATGCAAAGCGGAGGTAACTGGGAATGGGTGATCCCGGACCAGGTCGTGGTGAGCGCGTCCGGCGACGTCCAGATCCAGTTTCTGGTCTCATTCACCGGCCGGTGTGTGCTCCAATAGGCCTGACACACGAATTGGTGACTACAGCGAGTTTCCAACGTCAGAAATCGCCAGTAACCTGTTGAGTTTTCGTCCGGCCAAGCCGATGAATTGGTGAGAATGCCTATTCTCACCAATTCGTGCCCTCCGATGACCAGGCGAGCGCGTCCTGAAATCCAATACCTCACGGAACAGGAAATCGAGCGGTTCTTCTCAGTGATCCGCGATCCGCGTGATCTTGCCATTTTCCGCGTGGCGTATCACCGTGGTCTCCGTGCGCGGGAAATCGGGCTGCTCCAGGTGGCCGATTTCGATCCGCGGTCTGATCGGCTCACCGTGCGGCGCTTGAAGGGCAGCCGCGGCGGGCAGTACCATCTCACCAAGAACGAAGTCAAAGCGATTCGCTCCTGGCTCCGGGTCAGGGGAAGCGCCCCGGGACCGCTATTCCCCTCCCGCGTCGGGAAGCCGATCTCACAGCAGATGCTGGATGTGCTGATGAAACGTTACGGTGAGGCGGCCGGAATCCCGCCCGAGAAGAGGCACGTCCACGTTCTGAAACACTCGGCCGCGACCCATCTGCTGAACCGCGGAGAGCCGATCGAGGATGTGCAAGATCACCTCGGGCATGTCAACATTCAGAACACGATGATTTACGCGCGGATCACGAACAAGAGGCGCATCGAGCGTGACCGCCGACTGCGCGACTGGTGACTTACGACGATTCTGATGAACCGTAAAGCATTGATAGAAAAAACGTTAACGCATTCCCAAGCTGAACGTCGCGGGTTCGAGTCCCGTCTCCCGCTCCAGCGCCTCCGATTCCCCCGAGAGATGGATTGAGGACGGGCTTTCTCTGTCCAGGGGGCCTCAGATGCGCCGCGGCTGACGCAGCCTGCACCGGGTGCAGAAGGCTGCAGGCTGAGACGCAATGCGGAGGGATCCGGGCGGGGGCGGCGGGCTTGCCGGTCTGACGCCAGAGAATCAGCGCTGGGCATGAGCGACACTTTCACTGCGCCGGGCAACGCACGGGAGGAATCTCCGCCCGCCGGAGGGCGGGTTCTCGTGATCCGTCCGGGCGCCATCGGCGACGCCATCGTCTCTCTGCCGGCGGTCGGGCATCTCCGGCCCGCAGAGATCTGGTGTCCGGAGCAGAACATCCCGCTGTTCGAGCACATCGCTCCTGCGCGCTCGCTGTACGCCGAGGGGCTGGACCATCTGGAGCTGCCCGCGGGGACGCTGGGGAGACTGCGGCGTTTCGGCCGGATCATTTCGTGGTATGGCGCGGCGCGGGAGGAGTTCCGGCGGCAGGTGGAGGGGCTGCCGTTCGAGTTTCACCGGGCGGTGCCGCCCGATGGTTGTCCCGTCCATGCCGTGGATTTCTATCTCGGGCAGGTTGGGGCGCCGCCGGGCGCAGCGCCCACGCTGCCCTTCCGCGCCGCACCGGCCGGGTACGCGGTGATTCATCCCTTCTCGGGCAGCCCGCGGAAGAACTGGCCGCTCGAACGGTTCCGTCAGGCGGCTTCGATTCTGGAACGGCGGATGCCCGTGTTCTGGTGCGCGGGGCCGGAGGAGGAGCTCGACGGCGCCGTGCGGTTCGCCGATCTGCGCGGACTGGCGCGGTGGCTGGCGGCGGCGAGCGTGTACATCGGGAACGACTCGGGCATCAGCCATCTGGCGGCGGCGTGCGGCGTGCCGGTGATCGCGCTGTTCGGCCCGAC